ACCCTGAATCTCGGAATCCCCCGCGCCCCGCGAATCAAGGGCGTCACCAGCGAACAGCTCGACCCGGCACAGTCCCCTACCGCCGCAACCGGCACCGACGAACACGGCGATTACAGCCTTCGTCTGGGCCTTCCCCGTCAACGCCGCCTCACTCTCGGCAAGATCACCAGCGTGGACAGCACCCAACCGGCGACGGGCAGCCTCACCACCGACGCACACGGCGACCAGACACTGGACCTCACACTGCCGCGCGGCCGCGACGGCGCGCCCGCCACGTTCGCCACCGGGCAGGGCATCAAGGGCACCGGGGCCGCCGACAACCCTCTAACCCTCTCACCGTTCCCCCTGACCAGAATCACCATCACGCACGGCAAAACCGGAGCCCTCGCCAACCAGCAAAGCATCTACCTCGGCTCAGCCGAAATCAAAGCAAGCCAGATCGTCGCGCGAATCAGTTTCGACTACGGGCTTACCTACAGCGCCGACGAATTCATGTTCACGACCCAAACAGTCGGCAATGCCCTCTATTTGTGGCTGACCTCCACCAGGACAGTTTCAATACCGATAGACCTCACCTATCTGTCACCCGTGGCCATAACCCTCATCGACCTGCTGGCAGTGCAGGCACAATAGAAAGGAAAACCAAATGGACAAAACACAGGCAATCGCAATGATCGTCACCCTCACACTCATCGTGGGCGACTACATCACAGGCGTGGCCAAAGCCATCGCCGCGCACGACATCAACAGCGAGAAAATGAGAACCGGCCTATGGCACAAAGCCACCTACATCTTCGCGGTAAGCCTCGGCGTCCTGATCGACTTCGCGCAACAGCACATCGATCTCGGCTTCAGCGTGCCCATCGCCACCGCCGCGTGCATCTGGATATCCCTCACCGAAATAACCAGCATCCTCGAAAACCTCGTGGAAATCAACCCCGAACTGGCCGACAGCCCTGTACTAGACCTTTTCCACACCAACAAAACCAACCCCAACAAGTAAAGGAACCTACCATGTCCTTCGAGTACATCACCAAATACAACAGCCCCAACTACACGCCAGGCCGCCCATACGGCATCGCTTGCGTCGTCATCCACTGGTGGGACGACCCCGCCAAGCATCCCACCTTCAACGGTGTTATCTCCACCCTGTGCAGTAAGTCACGCGGCGCATCCGCGAACTATGTCGCCGAAGCCGGCCGCGTCGCCTGCATCGTAGACCCCGACAACCGCAGCTGGGCCACCGGCGACGGAGTGGGCTGCAACAGCATGGGCAACGATAAGGGCATCAGCATCGAATGCAACCCCCGCCAGTCAGACGGCGACTACCAGACCATCGGCGAACTCATCCGCAACATCCGCAAGACCTACGGCGACCTACCGTTGAAACGCCACCGCGACCTCTCCCCAAGGCCAACGTCATGCCCCGGCACCTACGACCTTGACAGGCTCGACCGCATCGCACGCCATGGCGCGGCGTCGAACACGCCCACGCCAAGCCAGCCGTCAACGGCCGGCGTGGACCTCAACGCCCTCGCCGACGCCGTGATTCGC